GAAAAAGTTTTTCATATCGGTAGCGGTATTATACGAGAAAATTATCTCACCTGGGCTGATCGTCGGGCTAAGGAACTGAGGAAAATGAATCGACGTTATTGGGGCCTCGCCGGCTAAATTGTCTGGCGCGTCGGGTACCCATTCACCAATTTGAGGATCATCTATCCACCCGCCGCAACTATGGCAAACATATCGATGACGTTCGCATGAGCTGTCATATTTTATACAGTCGGGGAAATACTCATCAAGCGGCTTGCTCTCACCGCAATCGGGGTTAGGGCACCTAGTTTGAAATCGATGCTGACTGCCGCGCTTATACCAGTGGTGAATATCACTGTCGGGCCAATTTGCAGTGGAGCCCATCAATGTGTAACGAATAGAGCTCGCCGATAAACGTTCTCGAGTTTTTTCCATCTGCTCAAGCGTCATCTCCTGCACTTCATCAAACGATAGAATATCCATCGGGATTGATTCAGTAGTTGCTCGTCCTGAGGTCCAGCTGAAAACAAACATAGCCTCACCGATGCGGCGCGTCCTTACGTTACCCTCTCCAGTTTTCCTGCCGCTACCGTCGGCTGAGTCCATGCTCATTAGCTGGTGTGCCGCGGGGATAGTTCTAACTATTGGCATAAAGCGTTCTGACGACTTTAAGCCGGCTAGGTTCATATCTGGCAAAAACATACCCACGATCGCAGGCTGAAATTTTAGCCCAAGGTAAATGACGGCTAGCATCTCCATGATTGTGAAACCCACCTGGGCACACTTCATCAAAACTAGCGTCTTACGGAACGCTTCGGCAGCAGTGCTAGGGATTTGCTCATAAATCCATGCCATTGCTGGCCGATTGTCAAGAGTGAACGGCCTGCCGTCCACCTTGAGCCCATCGACCTCCAGCCTCCGGCACCACTCTAAGAATGTTTCGTTAGTGCCGATGATCCTGTGTGCAGCGGTCATTTCTATTGCAACGTCAAGAAATTGATTTTCGAATCGCTGGTCATATTCAAGATCAGTAACTGACATAGCAAGCTCAGCCGTCTCTTTAGGTAGGAATGGGTTTGAAAATGATGGAATGCTAGTGCAGCTCCAGAATTCAGGATCTTGTTGAGCAATTTGATATAACTGATAAAAATCGTTCTTTTTGCCGTAGGCATCGGAAAAGAACCATGCAGATCCTGAGTGTTCTTTCAATGACTGACTAAGCTCTAGCCACTGATTCATGAAGTCCGGCACGCGCCGAACGTCGTCGATAACGACTAGGCCAAATTGCTCAGTCTTGTCAGGTTTCTCATCCATTGAGTACATGAAAATAGAATTGCCATTGATAAGCTCGATCTGGCGACGGCTAGCTAGGCGCTTAATAAGCGGCTCCACAGCCTTCATAATCAACAGCCTTACTTCAGCAAGCCTATCCTTGCTGGACGTAAAGAAAGCCACTGGAGCACGGCCTTGAGCGGCCCCGTAGTCACTTGTGATTAGCGCCTCAATAGCTAAAGTCGTTTTTCCTGAATCTTCCCCGCCAACAACAACGTTAAAACGCCGAGCATTAGTTAATGCTTGGCGCTGTTCCTCGAATGGTTTGGGTAATGTTATTTTGTACTCGGCCATTTAGATTTAGATGTGAATAACAAGAATGATTAATCATAACATACCAAAGTCAATGTCTATCTGAATGAATCGTCAAATTTCTTTCATATTTAATATGACTAAGACATTATATAACCAGTTAGAACAAAAAACGCTCAAATTTTGCAAAGGGATTTTTATGAAACTTATATTTTCTTTAATTATATCAATGTTTTTACTTTTGGGTTGCGGGGATTCAAATGCTAAGTGGGAATCCCCCGAGTATGATCCTCATATTGTCAGGATCCAATCAACTCAATCCAGCTGGTATGAGCTCCCGCAGTATTACAACGGAGTACCAAAATACTCCGGGCCAGTCGGGACATTTCCACAGCAAACTATGCCATCTGCAGTAAAATGTGAACTGGGCACATGGGCAACATACAGCAACAATAGAGATGGAAACCTCAATATTTATGTGGTGAAATTAGAAACTCAACAATCATATCTTGTTCATGTTGTTGCCGGACAGGTTGATGCTCACCAGAACGCGGCAATCCAGTGTGGCGGTGGCAAGCTTTGGCTTGCTGTATCTGCTAGGGGTTACAAACGAGAAGGGTATCTTTACTCAAGTTCAAATGGAATCAATTGGCAGTTAGAGTCAACTGGGATGCGCTCTTACCCTCAGTTACACTGGAGAAATGGATCATTACTATTTCTTTATACTGAATACAAAATGGATATAACGCAGCAGGATGGAGTAAGCCGGAAAATTTACTCGTCATGCAATAATCAGCCAATTATTAATGACGACATTCAGCATTACATGCAGAGTTATGTTGATACAAATGGTCGCGTCCACGTTGTTTTTAACGATTTAATTGGCGGTCCTGATTTCAGAACCAATTTAAATTACACGTACTCTGATAATGGCGGCTGCTCATGGTCAACGCCAGTTCGCTGGCACACTGGAGATTTTGTCTATCTAAAAGATTTCAGGAACTCAGGCGACACTCCCTATGCCCTGGTGGTCCTTTCTGACTCAGCAGATCCAACGATAGGAACTAGGCGTGTTGCTATTATATCGCCATACGGGACCACTATCAGAGGAACAACAAATCACAATTACACGACCGGAGCAATGACCACCGCTACAGACTTGGTTTTCCCTGACGGTGGCTCATCCGCGTATGCAGGCGGCTCGTTGTTAGATGCTGCTCATGTAAATTATGTAAAAAGAATATTTGGCACTACGAATCAATTTGTGGCGTCAGAAGGTATTTCCAGTCAATACCCTAGCGATTCTTGGCTGATCTGGATAAAAGAGTAAAACAATAAGCCCTCGATTGAGGGCTTATTTATTAAGACTGAATTGATACAGAACCGAGATTAATAGAGCGACGCCCCCCCCCTCTCCCATCCCATAGCTGTTTTTACAAAGCCATCGGCTTCCATGCACGCTGGATAAAGCTCCTTGATACGATGATAGCACCCTGTGCCATCAGCACTAAGCAGGGCACAAAGCTCATCCCAGTTATCTAAGATAGGGCCGAATCGAGGGAATTTCTCCTTGATAAACGGAAAAGCTTCTTTGATCTGAGGTACTTCATCAACTAAAGCTTTACAACGACGAAAATCGCTAGCGTCTGACGGTATGTCGAAACGCCAAAAATGATCGTTATTTTTATGGCTTACGTTCATAGCCAGCATGGCCATTGTTTTAGATGAGGTGCCGACATTACTGGTTAGGCACCAAATCAATAATGCCTCTTTACTCTCTTGCGACAACTCAAAAAATTTATTTTCCATTGCTAGATCCCTATTTAGTTTTATTCACACTTTGCCATATAAAACGCTTGGCCAGTTTTTTGATGATACGAGTCTATCGACAACGTACTATCTCGGCCGTAAGTTGTCCCGTCCTGAAAAACTGCGCACATTCTAGCAGGCTCATTGTCCTGCATCATCGGCAGTTTTCCGTTGAACATGGCAACAATGTAGCTGCCAAAGAAAACGTAAAGGCACAAGGCCGTTACGCATCCGATCACTAAGCCGATTAATTTATTCACTAAGAAGTTTAGCATCGTAAAGTTTCTCACAAAATTCGCGACGAGAAAGCATACTGCGATTATCGCTAAACTCATCAAGGCTTAATGCGTTATCAACCGCTTTTTGTTTTTTTGTACGAGTTTCGAGTGGCTTGATTGCTGGTTTATTGCATACTGACAACGGGGTCATTCCGTTTATTGGCGGATGCTCAATCATCTCGCCAACAATAATATTTGAGTTACAGGCATATCCGATACAACTGCAAACCTGCCCGTCATCATCCAAATATAGACTTCCATCTGGCGGCAGCTCACCAGCATCGGCCATAGCCTGAGTGAAGATTGGCTCTTTGTTAACAAACAAAACAATTGGGCGCCATTTAACCACTGGGTTGCTACAGCCATGTGACCGCCAATCGACATCTGCTGCATTTTTTATTTCAAAATTAATCACTCCATTGTATGCGTCAATTTTTCTTACTATTTCTACATCCCCGTGATACTCAGGCTTAACCCCAAGGTTATTGCGCCATGCGAATGATGAAGGAGTCCACTCCTTTAAAGCGTATCGGCTCGTATACTTATCTGAATAAATTGGCAATCTATTTACAGTGGGTTCTTCTAGGCAGCGTTCGAATAATGACACCTCGTCACTACATGCGTCACCAGTGCGTCCATAAATCATATCGCCAACAATAAATTCCAGACCAAAATCCAAATAATCCTTAACGGTTGCCATACTGCCAGCTGGCGAAAACTTATCATTGTTATTCATGGTCGGTGTATCAACAAACGCCTCGTCAGGAGTATTACCTTCGACGTAATTGCAAAAGGTACCGTAAAATTCAATTGATGCCATGTATTTCATGATGGCTTCCTATTTTCTGCGGCACGACGCATAACATTGATAATTGCATCGCGCATTTGAATATTGTGAATCCTGCCATATTCAGGGACAGGAACGCTCATGATTGAATCAATAAGCTTTTCAGTATGATCATTGATTAATTGGTGATGCTTAGCTTTTTCATTGAACAACTGAGTTTGGATTGCGTCATATAATTTTTGCAGCTCATAATAATCAACTGCAGTCGGTTCAGGAGTTGGGCCATCAGTCCATGGTTCATCTTCTCTTACTGAATGGCCAAGGCATTTTCCCTCGGCGTCTTCGTTATCACATCCCTCGGTATGCAAGTAAATGCGCCCTTCTGCCACTTGTTGTTTAAAATTTTCGCGTGCAACCATGGGATCGCATTCAAACATAGTTTTCAATTGTTTATTTGTCATAGCTAGCGCAGTAGCTATTTTCATTTGAACGTGCCACGACTTCATCACGTTATTCATATTGGCGGTTCCTTATGTTAATTGTTAATCAATTACCCAAAATACTTAATGACGCAAAAAATGACTATCGTAGCTAGCGCTGCTCCGCCTAGAAACCCGCAAATTGCGCCAAAGATAAGTCCAGTCTTAAATGCTTCTACTTCTTCACTTCCCATGTGCAACCTTTAAACCTCGTATTTGCCAATTAAATCTTTAATTCACCCATGATATAGCTCAAATTTGCTCAAGGCAAGTATATTTTTTGATGCGCCCTATATGTGCCCAATAAAAATAATAAATGCCCATAAACATTGCTGCTTACAGGCATTTTGGATTTACTTGATCTGATTTAGGATCAGGCCGTCAGTTGTAGTTCTTCACTTCAATACCTAACATCTGGTGAAGTGGATTTGGCCTTTCACCTTGAGGGCAAATCCCTATCCTGAGCTCCAATCCATCAATGCTAACAGCCGCCCCATCTGCGTTGTATCCTGCAGCAACACCCTTGAACTGCATAGGGATACCACAGTCAGCACAATGAATTTTTATATCGGACACAAACTTTCCGACATCAGATAACCTTGCTACAGCTACGTCAGCGCTAAAATTTTCATGTTTGCAAGTCGCTAAATTCATCTCAGCAAAATTAACCGGCTTTCCATTTAGCCGATCAATGCTATTAGCTGAAAGATCATCAATGCCTGATTTTGACACAGCCCAGTTACCGTCCCAGTGAGAGAAAACGTAAGTGGCCCGTATCCCGCCGCAACGGGATACCCTGATTTTGTCACCAGATTTTAGAACCAGCTTTGCATTTGCTGTTGCTTTCCGGCATAGGATAATTTGCTCTTCAGTCATTTTCATAGTTGGTTACCATTATCTGCCTTCATAAAAACTAACCAGTGAGTTAATCCTTTTCTCCCTGATAAGTGTCCAAAAAGAGGCTTTACAGGAACAAGCTCCAATACCTCCCTAACTTTTACCTGAGTTTCATTCCATTTGAAAACAAGCACCCCATTAGGCTCAAGAACCCTAAAGCATTCATTAAACCCTTTAGCCAGATCTTCTTTCCAGCTATCGCTCAGTTTACCGTATTTTGCAGCTAGCCAACTTTTTGGCCCAGCTCTAACTAAATGAGGTGGGTCAAACGAAACCAATTTGAATGAATTATCAGGGAAAGGCAGGGCGCGAAAATCCATTAACGTGTCTGGCTCAATATGGATTGTGCGCGTACCGCTATCATTACCATGGCTACGGTCAGTAACGGTTATTGATTCGCTACGAATATCACCAAAAATAACAGATGGATTCTTTTTGTCAGCCCACATCATTCGACTTCCACAGCAAGGGTCCAATATTAACTTGTTCATCAGTTCCCGTCCTTACCTGTTAAGCCGATACCAGCTAGAGCAATATCAATTTTATTTTTAAACTCTTGATTTTCTAGTTGCCACCCTTTAAAAAAAGGCTTGCTTGCTATACCAAGTATCCGCATCAAGCCTCCTTGCATTTGAAATTCACCATGCTGCTCACTAAAAACATAAAGCAACCACTCCGCGTCACTTACGGCTTCCAGCTTAACTATTTTGCAATCTTTGCTTAGGTGGTAAAGCATTTGGCTAATTGAAAAGCCGAGATATTTACCTTTATCAGCCGGGTAAATAATTTGCTCAAGTTCGGAAATTCTGGCTTTAAGCTCGGCGTTCTCTGCGATAGCTAGGTTAAGCCTGTCATTCATGCTCATAGATCATTCTCCTTTAGGTCTAGCCGTCAGTGAATAGGTATGATCTTCACCGTTGATTGTCACGGCTTTAACGTCGACGATGCCATTTGTCCACGTCGTCATCGTGTAGTTTTCCTCGGAGCAGCTGCTAGCTAGCTGCCAGTTTCCTACCTTAGCCACAGCGCAAGTTCCGGCCATCGAGTGAACTACATTTAGCAGACGATAAACGTCATCTTTGTTTTTGCTGGTGGCGCGAATAGGATCTATTTTTGTGTCTTGACCAATTGCGCTGACAGGTTTTGCTTGGATCTTCGCATTATTTGAGTTTTCATGCTCTTTATAGGTAATTGTATATTCAGAGTCTGACAGTGGTAAAAATAAGTTAATAACTTTTACTATGTCATCGCCTTTGTTTATGTGAATATCAAGATTGCCGCCATTTAAGTCGGTTAGCTTGATTATTGTTTTTGCTCTTGCTATTACTTTTTTCATTGCTCACCTTGCTTGGTAGCTTCTAAAACTTTATTTGCAGATAATAGCGCATCAGATAGGGCTAATAAGTCTCCATTAGTAGCACAAGTACCAATATCAAGCAAAGAATCACGCAGCATTTTAAGTTGCTCAGCCTGCTGTGTGATTAGTTTCTTTTGAGCTGCATTCTCTGCAATTAACTGGTCATACTTGTAAATTTTATTAAGCGCCTCACCGAAAGACTTAACATATTCATCCGTTGAGTCGCCCCAAGAATTTACCATGCAAACCTGCTCAGGATGGCTATCTGGAAATTCTTCCTCGATAGCCCCTTCCGCCATAAAATACTTACGCTCAATAGCGTGTAACTTATCAGCAAAGTCTTTGCAGTGTGTAGCGCAGGTTAGTGTTACGTGGTGTTCGCAACTGGCGCCGACGCCAAATAACTCACGTATTCTGTCAAACATTCTTGCTTTATTTGCTAGTTCAGTCATTGCTAGATACCTTCTTTTTATCCCACTCTCCGCCAAGGAACTCTAAAGCCTTAGCTCGCCACTTCGGACTAATGAAGCCACCACCATCAGGCCGACCAGAGTAAACCATCCAAGACCATTCCTCTGAGCCGTCGGCAGACCACTCTAGCGGCTCAGAGTCTTTTTTACTCCAAATTTTACTAATCAAATTAATGCGCGGTCTTTCGTCGGACTTTTTGACATGGCTACAAAGAATTATATCGCCGCAATTTATGCCGGAGGATAATAGTTGCGAGTCAGTACCATGTACTTCGGCAAAGAATAACTCGCCCTCTTTAACGCTAGCTGCATTAGCATCAAACATCACTCACCATCCTTACTTGTATCACGAAGTTTACCGCCGCAAAATGGGCAGAAATTAAACACCAGACCATCAGCTAAATGCTCGCCTTGCTTAACCTTCACCATCTGCCCAAGTTTTTCACGAGTGTCTAGATTAACGACAGAATGCCGATAAATCCCTTTGGACTTTTTAGTAGGGAAAATATCCGAAACACTCATAAGTGCATCGCAAATATTTTCAGCATAGCCGCCTTTTCTCATTGAGCACTTAGCCATTACTCACCATCCTTAACGTCTAACCAGGTAACCCGCCCAAACCCGTCGACCGTAACTGACTTGCCGCCCTTAGATAAGGTAACCAGTCGGCCGTCCACTTTTACAAGTTCATTACCTTGGTTTGCCAAGTAAATAATTTTGTTGATCGCTACTGGAAGAAAGTTATTTAGCGACAAATTATCTATTTTTTTCATCAGGCCAATATTGGCCAGCTTCTCATCATCCAGCGCAGCAAAGTCTACGCCTTCAGCAGTGATGATCGCGCTAACCCCCTTGGGCAGCATGCTCATCAGGTTTTCACGGTAATGCCTATAATTATTATGCTCATTAACCCATTTAGCTGCTAGTTTAACCACTAATATATCGCCAGAGTTCAGCTTTAGCGCTTCACCGGCTACGACAGACTCATAGTGCCTAACCACGCTTTCAGCCTTCCGAACGCGCTCAATTAACTCAACGATAAATGCAGGCAACATTGATCGATAAAACTTTAAATTATCTTCACAGCAGGCGCTCTGGCTGCAGCAATTACTATTTGTTATTTTTCCATGGATAAGTTCTTGCTCAGCAAGGGCTGCTTTTGCTAACTCTAATAATTCTGATAATTTACTTTCAGTTAAGCTCATGAAGATCTCCAGGTTCAACAAGTTTGCTTTCATATTTGGAGTGGTCAAATACTGCGTAACAATGGCAGCAGATGGTCAGCGTCAATAATTTATTATCATTTCGACTAGAACGGTCTTGCGGACCAAATCTTTTGCATGCAGGACACTTAACAACTCGTATACGCCTAATTTTCATGGCCACCATCCTTTCCCAACTGAGCCACAATATCGCAAATAACATGGCCATCGACGTCTAATTTTAAGCCTTTTTGATACTCGCCAGCTATCAGAACGTTGCCGTTCCACAATTCCCACCCGCCCACTCTGGTGCACGTCACTTGAATGTTATAGGGTAGATCAAAGATAGATTTTCGGCCTACATCTGGAAGCGTTACATGCAAGTCATGATAAGATGGCTTTGTTGATTTTTTACTTTTAACTTGAGCCACGATATCACACAGGCTGGCTTGCTCTGCGGCATCATCGCCATTAAGTAACACGTCAAGCTCACGAGCTAACCTTAGCTGGTCAGCTTGAATAGCCTCTAGGTCAGCGAGGCTCTGCTCAGCATTTGCCAGTCGTCTCGACAGCCAGCGGATCCGCTCTTTAGCGGCTGTCAGGTAAACTATTGGCATCTTTTTAATGTTAGCTATTACATCTCTAATGCATGGATTTTCATTGCCATGCAAAAATACTTCATTAGCCAATTCGTCGTCAGTCATCTCGCCTAAGGTTAGATCATTTCGATCGCAGTTATAGCGCTCGCCGAAAGGATCTTCCCCGCCATTTTCTCGCCATTTTGCTGCAGGAGTTTTAGCCATAATAGTCGTTGTCATAATGCATCAATCCTTTTATTTTCAGCTTTTAATTAAATGTAATTTACGCGGCATCCATATGTGGTAAGCATAGTCTGGTTTCTTTGCCAATATTTGCTTCAACAATAGCCTGAGCCATCGTCGGCGGCACTGAATTGCCAACTCTTGCAACTTGGCTCTTCTTCGACAGTTTCTTACCGTTGCTATGGTGAGAAATTATGTAATCACTTCTGAAATTATGAGCGGCAAATAGCTCGTGCGGCTCGAGCATTCTCATGCCAATGTCAATTATTTGATATTGGATACCCTTAATGGTGACGATAGCAAATCTGTCTCGAGTAGTTACCGTATGAAGAGGCCTATCGCAACCGTGAGCAACTCCGGCCCCATAATACTCAATTAAGAAAGCTCTAACCTCACCAAGATGAAAGCCACCAGCTGAAATAGTATGCAGTGGTTCGTCTGTTCCGTGACCTATGTTGGTACCGCGCATTTTTATCATACTGCTAGTGACTAAGGAGCTATTTGAATTGAGACCGGGTTCGATTAATTCGTCAGACTCGTAAAGCTGCACATACTCATCATAGCTACCACCAAAATCCTTAGTTTTTGCATACCATTCGGTGAAAGTTGGGATGGTACTGCTAACTTTTTCGATCACAGGCTGCACCAGTGCGAAGTGCCCCCCTTTAACCTGAGCGCACAATGTTCTAAGCGGCTCGTTAATATCCATATTGCGCTGACTTGAACCATTCGCATGTTCAGTAATAAATGGAATTGATGCTTGGCTAGGCACGACAAACGGATCAGCTGAATCTATAACAAATTTCTTTATGCCTTTAGCTATGCGTTCCATTGTCTTTTTTGCTAATGGTTTTTTCCTGCCAAAAATTGACTTAACAGGGATCGACCAGTCAATAATGCTTGCTGCAGGCACCCAAGGTTTTAATTTACTTCCTATAAAACTAGGCAATTTAGGGTTGCTATGTGTTGGCGCTGGCCATTTAATTTGTTCGCCATCATTTCTAGCGACAAGAAAAAAGCGCTTTCTAATAGTTGGCACGCCATAATCACAAGCCGACAAGACTTTGTGCTCAAGACAGTACCCGAGGCCCTTGAACAACTTTAGTTTTGCATTAATATTATGTTCTATCTCAAGAGATAAGCACATCTCACGCCAAGATGGATGTTTAGGGGTGATCCCATCAGTTAAGGCGCCTGTAAAAGCCTCAAATATTTCACCTTTGCGATCAGGGTCTGGCTTCATGTTCCCGTTGGCATCTTTGATTAATGGCCCCCATGTTTTAAACTCTTCCACATTCTCAAGATAAAGCATTCTGACTGGTACCTGCATAGCCCAACGAACAGCAACCCAAGCAAGTCCTCTGATATTTTTATCGACAGGTTTGCCGCCCTTAGCCTTACTAAAATGCTTGCAGTCAGGGCTAAACCAAGCGACTCCTACCTTTCGCCCTTTGCACGCTTTTACAGGATCAACGTCCCACACTGATTCGCAATAATGCTCTGTTTCTGGGTGATTAAGCTTGTGCATATCGATGGCGTCATCGTCATGATTTATGGCGATATCAACGTGCGTTCCAAGGCCTAGAGACATTCCCTCAGAAGCTCCGCCGCCGCCAGCAAAATTATCAACAACAATTTCACCAGGCATTAAATAGTTCATTAAACTTTGCTCCTTGTATTGCTCGCTTTCAAATCTTCGCAGGTATCCGACACAACAAAGCTAAGCCCGTTGCGTTCGCTGTATTGTTCTGCGCAGGTATAGGCTTCGTAAGGATTTAAACCCCAAGTGATACTGCCGCAATGCGGGCAGTTACCGCGAGTTTTACCCGTGGTTTGGCGGGTGCGTTGACGCTTAGGTTTGCGAATGCCTGCGGCGGTGATCATGCGGCGTTCATTGATGTTAGCGGCTTGAAAAGTGCGGCGAGCGATGGCGTCGATATCCTGCTTGGCGTAGATAGTCGATTCAAAGCCCTGCTCGACAAGCTCCCATGATCGTAAAAGTGCTGATTTGTGACTAAAAACGGCAGATAATTTATAGTTAACACTTTTAAAATCAAGCGTAAGCCAATAAACATCGTTGCCGTCCCATTCACCATTAATACAAATAACGTATTCATCACAGCCTGAATTTTTACCTAAACCGTCTAGATACTGACAATCAACGCGCACGGTTGCCAACTCATCCACAAGCTCTTTGCATAGCGGAACGTCAGTGTGACGGCTGTTGAATTTCCGCTGTGCTTCTTCAAGCGTGTAAACATGGGCCTTGTTTAAGTCGCTGGTATATCCGCAACCATCTTGGGCCCAGAAAAGGCAAGTGCTGCCAACGCTAGAGCGCGAGTCGCGCAGGTAGAATAATTGGCTCATGCTGCACCGCCTGTGGTACTGATCAATTTGAATTCGATAACCCAAACAAATGGATTTGATTGCCAAGATTGTTCACCGTAGATTGACTGCCAAGCTTCGCAAAACTCTGAGTAACCGCTTTTACCTCCAGTCACATCATCGTCGTAACCTTCAAACCCTTCTGCCCATGCGTCACGCTCGCTTATGTGTTGTACTTTCTCGACACGAACATCGGTTACTTCTAGGATGATGCGAGCAGCAAAGCGCGGCATATGGATAGACGGAGTCCAGCGTTTAACAACGCAGTGAGCGCCATCATCCTTATCTGCCTTATACGTAAGCCTTGATCCACAATCTGCAAAAGTCTCACGCACATAAAGCTGATCGCCGACTTCACCAAACTGACAAAATTGACGATAGTAGCCCATGCTTTTAGGGTTGATGTCATCATCAAGATAGTGACATTCACCAATGGAAGCAGCGCACTTAAACAGGCTTAACTGTTTGTCAGTAATAGCTCTGCGCGTTTGAGTTTTACGGCCATCAAGAATGGCTCGCACCATTTCAGTGTTGAAGATAATAGGGCGCTGTTTCATGCTGCACCGCCTTTAACCGTAGCCAGAGCTGAGTGTGCATTAGCAAGCGCTACTGCATTCGACTTAGATGAATTAGTAAACAAGATTAAAACCTCAAGCGCATCAGCTAATAGATTTCTATCAGCATTGTACTTAACGACGAGCTTAGACATGCCTGATATGGCGCTTTCTGGCATAGTGCTAAGCAACTCATCAGGAACATCATTAAATGCGTTTACGCAAGCTACGATGCGTTTAGCATCATCAGAGTTTTCGCAAAGTGCAACTGGCTTATCAGATAGCGCAGAAAATACAATTTTCTCCGCGGCTGCATTTGCCTTGCCAATGTCCTCGTAACTCATTTTTTCTGTTGCGTCCATCACTGCAACTTTGCCTTGATACCAAAGCTCTTTTTGTTGTGTCACTGTGCACCTCCAGCGCGTTCTATCGTTGAATAACCAAAAAGCCGACCTTTTAAAAGTCGGCGTGGCGGTTGAATGATCATGTTATCTGCAGGGCCGAGATAACCATTAACGACCAAAGCGCATTTGCCATGGCCAGTGATTGAATATTTAGTACCGGTCAGAACAATGTACCCCATGCGGTGAAGGTGACTAATAACAGCTTCGTTCTCAAATGAATGCTGAAACTCACCAATACCAATGGAGATCAATACATCTAATTGCGCTTGGGATAAATTGCTCATAACCGCTCTCGCCCTTAATCAAATATAGTGCTTACTATATCAACAAATCAAATTTGAGCAACTGTTATTTTTTGATGGCTTTAAGTATTACAACTGAAACGCCAGTTCCATCAAACTCATTATCAAAAGGACCGGACCAGCTGCACTCAAAACCATCAAGTTCGTATTTATTGCGGGCGCCAGCAGGCAGGATAGCAACCAGAACGCCTCCGCTACGTAAAGCTGCAGCGGCTTTATCTGTGTGTGCTTGCCATCTGCCTTGGCTAAATGGCGGGTTCATGACAACGCGCTCAAACCGCTCTAAAATATCAGTCTTTAAAAAATCGGCTTTCTCAGTATAAAAACCTTTTTCTCTTAAAATATTGCAATGCAATTCACTAATCTCGATGCATGTAGTCCGCTCTTTTGGCATAAAGCCAGCTAGCCCGCCTTGCCCTGCACTGGGCTCAAGGCATAAATGGTCTGGACCAATCTCCGCCAGCTCAATAGCGGCTTTAGCAACTAGCTCTGGTGTAGGATAATATTGGTGAGATTTGTGGTCTGGAATACAGCCAGAACAGATGATCTCCCCAATGATTGAGCTACTATCATAATCAAATTGAAATACATTCCCATGCCTTACTGCAACTGCCCCGATTGCATAAAGCACATTTTTCGCTTCGGCCATTACATGCTTATCAACTTGGTACCCGCTGAACTGAATAGCGTTAACTACGCGCTTATATCTGCGATGAAAATCTTCACCTATCGGCTCGTAAGCTGGTTTTAAATCAGAGAGCAAGCGGATGACGGCAAAAGGCAAAGGCTTTTGTATCAACTCAAACTCTTTAGCCTTTTTAGTCGGTTTAGTCCTGAATGCCGGAGGAATAGCCAAAGGATGAAGATGTGCAAGGATCGCGTTAAGGCGCCAAGCCATTTCGGGATGGATCTCCAGGTGAGCAGTGCCTTTCTTGTAAACACGGATCCTCAACGCCCCACCGTCGATAGTCATCCACTCGCCAGAACGGCGCATAGCCTCGTCGGCAACGCGACAACTTACATCCGAACCTTGAGGCTCATCACGTCCCATAAACTTAGCAATAACCTTGCGTAAATCGGTTAAGTGTCCGCACTGAGAAGTGTTAGTAAACCCGTTAGTATACACATACATGATCATGCGCTTACTGAACCCCTGAGGGCAGTTTGTTACATGCTCACTAGATAAGGCTCTAAATAGCCCATCCACACGCTCAGCAAGGAATAAAGGGCGCAGATTAAGCAGATCAACAATTGTCGGGATAACCGCCTCAGCAGTAAAATCAGGTGTCGTACCTTTGCTAATCTGCTCATCCCATGCGTCACGGCGCTTTTGCGGCATCATTTCATATACATCGGTCAGCTTTAATGCCTTCTGCCAGTATGATGAATTTAGCGATGCTATAGCGCCAGCTGGATTAAATAGCTTGCTTACTGTTGAAAAATGATTGCGCCCATCTTTGTCACAATTTCCATGAGCAAAATAGTGCATTGCATGATGAAATTCAGAGCCAGTTGCCATTTCAGCGACTTTTTTAATGTCAGCCAAAATAAACTTGTAACTGGTTAACAATCCACCGATCAAGTCAGGCGATACCGGAGCAAAGATCCCGTCACTATCTTGCATAGAGAATTGATTTAAGGGCGCAAGTTGATTCATTTTATATTTTCCCCAGACGGTTAAAGCTATAAGGAGGGATTGGCTGCA